ACAAGTCTTGTTTACTTGCTGTTAAAAAGCCAACTACATCTGGATGAATGTTGTTTTCTGTAGCCCAGTCAAAGTAGTCATCCCATTCAACAGCCATTTCTAAATGCACAAATCTGTTAGCAAGTGGAGCTGGCATGCGATAAGTAACACCTTTGTCTGTTTCTCTGTTACCAGCAGCAACAATAACAACATTTTCTGGCAACTCGTATTGTCCTACACGACGGTTCAAAATAAGCTGATAAGCAGCAGCTTGAACACTAGGTGCAGCAGAATTCATTTCGTCTAAAAACAAAATGATGCTTTTGTGTTTAGCGGCAAATGCTTGACTAGGAAGTTCTGACGGTGGAGCCCATACCATTGTTTGATCTACTGAATCAAAGTATGGAATACCTTTAATGTCTGTTGGCTCCCATAAACTTAAACGAACGTCAATTACATGTGCGCTTAACTCACCACCTAATTGCTTAATAATATCTGATTTACCAATGCCTGGAGGACCCCAAATAAAGATTGGACGTTTGCTGCTAAATGCTTTACGTAATGCTTTTTTAGCTTGTTTAGGACCGACTGTACGTGAAGTGATTTCGTTGCTCATAGTGTAAATTCCTCATAGTGAGTTAAAAAGAAAGTTAAGTATAATAAGTAAGCATGTTGTGTTGCTGCTGCGTTGCTAACTAACTATGCTGCATATTATACAGTATTTTTAATAGATGTCAAATATTTTTTATAAGTTGTTTTGCCGTTCTTTCATTGCTTTAGATAACCCGTATCTGCGTATGTCATCTGAGAAAAAGTAAAGTTCAACACATTTACGTTCGTTAAATACTATTATACTTTTATATGTTAAGTAATATGGGCAATCCATATACCGTTCTAAAAAAATAATTGTTTGCGGACTGAGTTCTATAGTATCTGTAAATGGAATTTCGTATGATTTGAGTTCTAATGTTTTAGTTAAGAAATCAAATCCATCATCACTTAACCGTAATGCAGTAGGCTTGTTTAGTCGCACTGATTTCCACCATTTACGTGAAAACAATTTTACGTTAGTGTCATCAGAGCATTTACCCCACTGTTCTAAAAATATTTTTGTTAATGCAGTTTGCGTAATCATCGTACTATAACCCCGTTAAGTAGCTTTAAAACTGCAAAGTTGCTGCATTTAAACATAATGTTTAGCTTTTTAGCTAAGTTATGTGCATGGCCTTCATTTGAGAAGCTGGTCTTTTTATACTTATAACTTAAATTACTAGAAACACTTTTTAAATTAATTGGTTCATTGCGATAGTATACAGCCCATATGGCATCAGCTTCTAAAATTTGTTCTGTTTGATTTGTAGATGGATTAGTGTATTCTAAAAGTACACGCGGTTTAGGTCTCGACATGAGGTCCTCCTATTAACTACGTATATTTAGCCTATATTTCTTCACCAAATCCGCCACCGTCAAGTTGTACTGAGACAACTTCAGTGTCGTTGTTTTGTTTTAAAGATGCTAATAACTCGCCGTAGTCACGATTGACTTGATCTAACAGTTCTGTTAGTGCTAAATTAAGTAATCTAGCCTGTTGCACGGGAATTTTTACTTCTTTTTGCTGAGAAAGCTCAGTTGCACGTAACAACTGAGCAAATTGTGATATTGGTGTAGTGTTAATCTGATTTCGCATTTGCTAGTACCATTTTCATTTCAATTTCCGTTTTAAACGGTCCTTTGTGATCGTTTCGTTCTATAGTAATTACCTTAGGACAGAAGCTTTTAACCCACCCTTTTTCAAATTTAATAATGTAATATCCAGCGCAATATAAACTTTTACTTTGATCACTTTTGGTAAATAGTGGTAATTTGCGTCTAACGTCGTAAATAGCGTTATACGGTTTACAACTTGTTGGATATCCATAGCATTCGTTAGTTTCAATAGCTGAAACTTTTATATTGTTATTAGATAAGAAGAAATTAGGACCAAATTCTTTAGTAAGTTCCTCTTTTTTATTAAACAGTACCTCGTTGTTATTACTACTTAGTACATATTTGTTGTTTTCTTTTTTACGAAGAGTAGCAATTTTTAAACCGTCTTGTTCAACAATCCAAAATTTACCATCTACTATTGGTTTTGCACGTAATTCAATTTCTACCATTGATCTACACCAGATATCTCAACAGTTTGTGTAGTAGCAATGCCATTTACTACATATGGGAATGAAATATTTAATATGTCTCCAATACTCCCGGATTGATATTCTACTTCAATTTTATTTACTTCGGGAAATTTTTCTAAAACTGCTAAAATTTCAATTAACTCGTCTTTACGTATTGTAATTGTTTTCATGTTATTGTTTTGAATAGTTTGCTTGGAAAGGAATACTGTATTGTTGTATGCTATCAACAATGCGTTTCATATCATATGACTGACAGAACTTCATCATACGCACCCCTACTTGTGAAATCTCTTTAGGTTTAGCGTTTTCCGTAATTGTGTCTTCAATAATCTTACGAATATCCTCCGGTTGTTGTGTTAAATCAATTAGCGTTCTGTTACGTTCGTAATCATCCATTACTCGATGTTCTTTACCATTATGGTCAGTCCATCTTTGCAGTAAAAAGTTGTTCCATGAATACCCTTTAGAGTGTCTGTCTTCAAACGCTTCAGTTAATCCTACTCTTTTTGAAGTGCCCTTTGTTCTAGCACCAGGATATGCTGAAAATACGTTATCACTTGTATCACCGCGGATACATTTTTCAAATAACATCCATTCGGGATCAAATGGTAACTTGTTTTCACCTGTTTTCTTGTCTTTAATAGGTTTGCCTTTTGCATCAAAGTACCCTTCGTGTGTAATATGATGATCTGCAACCCCGTTATACTGACTAACCGTTGGACTAATTAGTTGCTGGAAGTCAGTATCGGTACTAAAGATAATATGTTTATCATCTGGGTGCAGTTGAATAAAGCCGGCAATTAAGTCATCTGCTTCTAACCGTGGATGTTGTAATACTGTACAGTTAGTTTTGTCACGTACAAATTCACAGAACTCGTTAAATGCCTCCCAAAATATTTTATCTTCTTCTTGCTCTTTAACAGTCATTGCAGCACGAGTCACTGCACGATTTTTCTTATAAGGTTCGTAAAAGTCTTTACGCCAACTACGACCTTCTAAGCAAAACACAACATGATGCCCGTCAAAATCGTTCCATGTTTTCTTAATTCCGTTAAACATGATATGTAAAGCCATGCCAAGTTTAATATCGTCACTTCCGCCTACAGAATGTCTCGCTCTAGAAAAAAGATTTGCTGTGTCTACTTCAATAAATGCCATATGCCCTCTATTATGATTTGTTAACTTTAAGTATTCCAAAATCTTGATCTGAAATATCGATACCTTCTGCTGCTGCAGCATTGTAACAGATATCTCTATACCAACGACCTACAATTTCATCTTCAGGATCACCATCAAAGCCGTATCCTTCTTGTTTTAATTTTTCAATCCAGTAATCATTCCAATCAATTTCAAAAAAACCATTTCTAACGTTTTCTGGATTAACCCTAAAGCCAATTACATCAACCCACGGTTCGTGTCTTAAGTTTGCTTTTTCTTTGTCTGTTAATGGTGCTTTTTCAATTACCTTTTCTTTAGCTTTAGCTTTAGCTTTAGGTTTAACCTTAGCTTGTTGTTTAGCTTTAATTGCAGCTTGCACCTCTTGCTGATGTTTTAGTTCTGGATTTTCACCACCAAACACTTTTTTTATAAAATTTCCAAACATTATGTTCCCCAGTTGTTACCGAAGAGAGGGAGGTGAAGTCTATCACTGTATCTCAATCCGTGTTGTAGTGCAAGTTCTGCTACTCGTCGATTATTAAGGTTGTATACATCAGTTACACCGCCTACTGGCATTAAGTAAATATCACCTCTAAATCCGTTGTCTTTATATAGCTGCATTACTTCAAGTGCTTCTGTTACATCGTCTTCGGATGCTACTACAAATTTTAAGAATGAACTATGACCTGAAAATTGATATTCTGTTACAATCTCAGGACGTATAGCTTTTTCTCTAGGCTCGCCACTTACACTTAGCTTAGGACTAACTGAAAACGTAGTTTGATACCGTCTTTCCATGTATAAGTAGTTTTCAAAATCTTGTAACAGTTCTTGTGTACCATTAGTTTCGAATGTAATGTTTTTTAAGTCTGCAAGTTTAGGATGTCTTAGTAATTCTGGATATATTTGTTGCCAACCTGGTAATAATGGTTCGCCACCTGTAATAACTAAGTGTACACCACCCCATTCACCGTTAGGTAACAGCTCAATCATTTTAGCTGCAACTTCGTCTATTGACATAGTTGGACTTAAACGCTTAAACTGCGGATATATCGCAGCATATGAGTCACAACCGGTAGTTACTAATGGAAGTAAATTATAGCTTGTATATAATGATGCAGATTTTGCAAGATCCAAAGCTTCCGTACTTAATTCACCGTTTTGCATTCCAAAACCTCTACAGCGAAAATTGCAACCAAATGTTCGTAAAAAAATTGACGGTACTCCCATAAATCGCCCTTCGCCTTGCAGTGAGTAAAATATCTCGCTTATTTTAATGTGTGACATGTATTATCCTTGATTAATTTAGTTATACCAAATTCTTTAAAAGATTTTCCAACAAACGTTGAAAACTCATTATGAATTGACGCAAATTTATGTGTTATAATAACATCATTATTAATAATAGTCAATGTATTTTTAGTAAATGTTGGATAAACTGTTAGTAGTTCTTTACTAGTGTTACAAAATCCTTTAGGTGTACAGTAAGAGTATTTAGATGCAGTTTGGCTTCTAACTATAGATTGTTGACAAACTATGCGTGGTCGTTTACTAGCTTCTCTTTTTTTGTTAACAGTTGCTATACTGTCTTTTCTACCCTTTGCTAATGCAACATATATAATACCGTTATATTTGTCAAAAAGTTCTTTAGGAATTCGTTTAATTTCTAAAGTATTCAAATTTTTTGCAACCACTGTGCCTTTACTATAATTACTTACAACCTTTGCATGCGATTCTCTAAGGTATGCATACACTCTATTGGTTATTTTATAAGATCGGCATACATCACCAGTTTTAGAATACACCATTAAGTGTAATGCTTTAATCATTTTAGGACTATTTGTGCCTTTTGCTAATAATAAATGTGCTATATAATGATGCCTTGCACTTAACGTAATTAAGTTGTTAATATTATCTAATCCGCCAAATGACTTAGGAACGATATGATGAGTTTCGGTGTATTTGTCATTAAGTACTAAGGTTTTACAATGCTCAATAAATGTTACATAGCGGGTTATATTATGATTGTTTGGATTTAAAGAATGTTTTAAAATATGTTGTTTATAGTCAGTCACCTGTTATTCCTTAAACATTGTTTAATCCGATTCTAGCATATCCTAGTGACGCGTTAAGTTTACGACGACCTTCACGGTTGTCTACCTTGTTCTCTAAGATAATAAGATTATGTTGTAATTTTTGAAGATATAGCTTACCATTGCGTTCCAATCTGTCAGCCGGATAGTTTTTAATTCTGTCCATATACCGCTCAATCTCGTCTTTTTTGAGCTGGATTCTATGCTCAAGATTCTCTTTAGTTTTTCTCATTGTAAGCCTCTTTATGAAATTCTTTGCAATCTTTAATAGCAGCTTTCAATGTTTCTGCATAGTTTAATGTCTGTTGCTCGGACATTATAGTAGACTGCTGATATTTAAGATAACCATTAAACCACAAATTCCATGTCATTTTAATACGATGCTGAAACCCGTTAAGAAAGCTCAATGTTTCGTATGCAATACTGCTTAAAAACGAATTTTTAATTTTGTATGTGTTCGAAACATCAAATGGTCTATCCCAGTACGCAGTTTTTTGTGTTGTAAATGTAGTTACAGTGATCATATTAAGATCATCTGCCTCAACCATAAACTCAATATTGTCATCGTCGTTGCCGCATGTGCATTGAATTTTATACATTTTACTGTTACCCCAGTCACTTGTTTTCATAATGCCTTCTGCTGGAATTTGTAGTTTTAAGTCTTTCATAACTCTCCTTATTTGTTTACAATACTCATAAATTCTGCACGAGTAGTTGGATCGTTTTTAAATGCGCCGCCTAACTTACTTGTAACAGTAGAACTGCCAGTATCTTCTACACCTCTTGCAGCAACACAATAATGTTTTGCATCAATAACTACTGCAATATTATCAGTGCCTAATATGTATTCTAATGCATGGAATACTTGTTCGGTTAATCTTTCTTGTACTTGCGGACGTTTTGCAAAGTATTCAACTACACGATTAATTTTGCTTAGTCCAAGTACAACCTCGTTTGGAATATAACCAACTGTTGCAAAGCCGTCAATTACAACTCCGTGATGTTCACAATTACTTTGTATGTTTACATTTCTTTCCACAACAATTTCATTGTAGCCCATTTTGTTTTTAATAGTAGTACACTTTGGAAAGTTTTCTTCTTTAAGTCCAAAATATATTTCATTTGTGTACATTTTAGCCATTCGATTTGGTGTTTCTGCTAAACTATCATCTGTTAAGTCCATTCCTAATGTTGACCATATTGTTGTAAATGCGTTTTCAATAATGTCAATTTTTGTTTTATTATCAACTACTAGGGCCGTATTATTAATTGGAGTTTCAACTCCTTTACTAATTAAATATTCTCTTACTCGTTTACCTAACGCTGGATCTGTTTTAGTTTTATCAAAGCTCATTATTTTAATTCCTGTTATATTTGTTTGTGATTTTTAAAAGTAGGTTTATCATGTTTCCAAATTAATCCAATTTGATAGCATTGTGTAGGATTATCGCTAATATCTTGATTAGTTCGGTATTTTCCTTTAAGTTCACCTTCAAAAATTATTCTCTGTTTAGAAGGTTTATTTAATCTACCATATGTAATATTATAATTGTTTTCTAAGTAAAAGTCAACATCTTTTTTAGATAAAAAATATTCAACATTGTTAATTATACACCATTTATACCCTTTAGTTGCAGATCTACCATACATGCCATTATTAGTACCTACTCTTGCCATAGTAGTGTTAGCACCAATTCTTGTTTTAATACCGGTTGTAACAATAATATCATGATGACTATTAGCCTCTTGTAAATCTAATAATTTAGATTTCTTAATAATAGTATGTTCTTTGATGTTAGTATTGTATACTGTAATTGTGTCTGTTCTTAGCCCAATGTGCGGTTGTAAGTTACGAACAGGGTTACTCCTTGCAGTTTGATGGGACACCCACCCTCTCTCACGAATATTTGTTATTTTATAGTTTCTAAATTCTAAAATTAATTTAGTCTCTAATTCTACTGCATCTTCTTCAGATAGATTAGTGGCTACTTTAAAAATTATTGGTAATAACTGCAATCTAGTTAATTCTCTAATTGTGTTTAATTTATGTGAATTTTTATATTTTCGTGTAGGCCGTGCTTCTTTAAGATGATCAAATAATCGATTATTTTTACCGTAACCTACATAAAATGGTTTAAATAACAGTGAACAAAATGTAGAAACATATTGACCTGGTGTTCTTGGATCTAAGTATACATAGACATAATATATATTGTTATTAGATGACATATAAGATTCCTTACTCCTTACATAATTGATTTTTAAAATGGGCATTCCTATCATGATTGCCCATTGTTATTTATTAGTTAAGAGTTCTTTGTCAAGGTTTTTAATTCGTCTTCTAAATATTCTAAATATTGAGCAAGCCCTAATAACATTCGAGGATTACTAGAATCTCTATGTTTTGCCATATCACTTTTTACTTGTGCAATTTTTTCTTGTAATTCTTCTTTAGTTAAATCTGTCATTTTTTACTTCCGATCTTGCTATTTCTAAAAACATTTGATATTTTTCGTATGCTGCTTTTACAGTTGGATTAGAATCTCTAACATACATATCTTCATAGTATTTTTTATTCCATTCTTCCCATTTTTCAGCTTTGTCAATTAACGTTATAAAATCTCTCTCGTGTATTTTAACAGTTAACGACCTTGTAATGTTTGCTCGTTCGCTTGGCAGGTTTGATCTTGACCAATCTAACGAATAATTATCACCTGCAGCATAATATTGTTCAACGTCTATGCTTCGTATACCGTGTTTGTTAGCTATTGAATGTAGATCCATTATTTCTTCCAGTAGTTTTCCCAAGGAAAGTCGATCCAAATTGGATCGTCTCGTTTATCAAATTCTTCAGCACAATAATCAACATGTGCATTACTAGCACTATTATCAAATATTGTAGCAAATCTTACATTCTTATGCCATACATCATGTTTCCACCGAATATCATCTGGTAAACATAATGATTGCCAATCAGCTTTAATCCATTCAAGTGTTGCACCAGAATCATTTATATCATCAACGATTAAAATGTTTTTAGCTTGACCAGTACTTGCTAATTCGTCATCAGTAATTCCAAATGCATCACATGCCATCCATGCATTGTGTTCGTTATCATCCGGATGATCACGTAAACTAACGTGTAATGTTAACATCTTAACTCCGAGATACTGACTAAGTAAGTTTGCGGGAATAAGTCCCCCGCGTGTAATTCCAACAATGTAATCTGGTTTCCATTTAGACGCATGTATTTGTCGTGCAAGTTCTAATGCAGCACCTTCTAACTGTGCCCAATTATATTTTACTACTTTCATTCGTCATCCTTTGGTAATATGCTATCTTCATAGCAAATTGTATAAATTGTTTTTAAATTTTCGTATGCTTTTTCTAAACCCGGATAATCTTCGCATAGTGTTCTAAATGCATTCCAATCTGGAAATGCATCTACAAATGGTTTTCCATTTGCAGCAGCCCAATTGGCATTAGACCAAGTATTTGCTCCTATTCCGTTATATGCGTAATAGTTACTTGTTAAGTTAGTGGAACCAATTCCTGATATAGTATTATGTCCGTATATGCCATTACTACCTGTAATAGTGATAGTATCACTTGCTGCTGTTCCGCTCATTATGTTTGAAGCAGTGTACGATGATAATGAACTTGCATCAAACGCTGGTATACTATAACGTGCATCTCCGTCCATAGTAAATGTAATTGTATCTTTATTTAAATCTATCATATAATTTCTCTGCGTTAAAAAACTCTTTTGTTAAATATTCTGTTTGTGTTTGTACATAATGCGCTATACTATCATAGTTCTCTATATAATGAATAATTTTATTACATAAATCATAACTGTGAGCTTCGTAATCTGCATAACTTTCAGTCCATTCTGACGGGTATTTAAAATGATACATATACATTTCTTTGTAACTTAATCTATCAGGAACCATAGGTATAGCACCAAGCAATGCGCCTTCGTAACAACTTATGCCTAATGTTTCTTGTAAGTTAGCACTAAATACGATCTTTGCTTCACTTAGTAATTTATGATATTCGTCTTTAGTTAGCTTTTCATCTTGGCACACTACAAAATCGTATTGTGGTAATTGATGAGCCAACGCTCTAAAAATATCAACTTGTTTTTCCGGAGCAATTCGATGTGGAAATAATATTAAATTACGTTTTTCTGCACCTTTATATGGAGCTAATGTATCTTCTAAATACTCCATAGGCCAACCTGTTTTTATAATAGACTTGTCGTCATACACTTCATCCCAGTCTTCGTCATACCATGGATTTTCACTTGGATAACCGTATTGTACTATATTGTCAAAAAACATTCTTACATGAAATTCTGTAGCAAAATAATTATGTGTGTATGATGTAAACATTGCTTTTTCTGCAAGGTTAACCCATGCACCTGTAATGTTTCCTAAAAAGTCATGTTTGTCATAATTACCCGCGTGCCATAGGCCATGAAATGTCCAATTTAAATGTTCTAAGTCATTAATGTACTTTAATTGTACAATAGTAGGATTCCATGCATCAGTAAACAAGAAATGATCGTTTGGCGTAGTTCTGTGATAGTTTTTTAAAAACCCAACAAGCTGTGAGCTTTTCCATACATTAGTATCAACAAAGTTTAAAAATGCACCCGGAGTTACGTCAGTTGCATTTTGTTCTCCGTCTATTTGAACTATGTTATATTTGTCTTTGATGTGCTGACGTAGTTGTTTAGGGATATGAGTGTGCCATTGTCTAGTATATCTAGTATCTAGCGGTTCTACAGGAAATATCCAAATAGTAGGTTTCATAAAATTCCTTAAAGAGTGAAAGCTCCGTACGGAGCTTTCATAGTTGAAAAATAACTGTTAGGCTTTTTTATTATTATAATGTTTTGGTCTAACACCGTTTGGCCAAGGTTTATTACCTTGATAAGGTTTACGAGGACGTTTACTTGCTATGTACGAACCGTATGATTTACTATCTTTGCGATATAAATCTGCTGGATCAAATTTACGTAACTCAATTCTACAAAAGTCATGGAATGCTTCTAAATCTTCAAAGATTTTAACAACATCTGGACGTGATTCAAAGTATGAGAATGTTTTGTAATTTTTAGCCATTTTATTTTCTTCCGTTTTTTAATATAGTTTGATTAGTACGAATTAGCAGTTGTTCCTTCAAATCGTACAGTTGATTTCTTAATTGTTTAATGTGTACTACGTTTTTAAGTTTAGGGTTAGCTGATTTCATATGTTGGATTTCAAAGACTGATATCTCTTGGCGTAAACGATTAATTTTTTGTTCAAGCATAGCTTTTGAGACATAATGTTTCATATTACAAATACTTAATAAATGATCCGTTTTCGCCGTCTTCAGAAACTTCAATCCAAATTGCCCTATTAGGGTATTCATTTCTAATTGTTAATGATAAATCATTACTTATCATTTCAC